CCCTCTGTCCAGTCCTTGTCCTGTTCTCTCACCAGAGGCGGTACGAGGTTGGTATCTCACGCTCTTGATAGGGTTGTGGTGCTTGTTTGTGGCCTACACCGTTGCCTTTTTTTATTTGATATATATATTTTATAGAGAGGGTACACCAATTGCAACCCCCTAATGGGTGTAAATGGGGCTATTTTAGGCGAATATTCGCTATTTTAGGCAAAATCGATGAAAAACAGGGGAAAAACACAAAAAAGGGGGTGCAAATCAATGCACCCCCCATTAAAAAGGAGAAAGACAAACCACGACAACGAAATTATATCACAGCTTTAAAGGTAAACCCACTTGTCGCATTCGAGCAGACTTTACACTTACCAATGATTCTAGGTGCTGATCGTGTGGGAACAATATCAATAACCTCAGAATCAGTCTTCTTTCTACACGCCATACATCGGATAAAGACAGTATTATCATTCATTTTCCGCATTATGAAATTTAAGATATTGGAAAACATTTATCCATCTCCTTCCAGTACCTTAAAACTAACGCCACCTAGAAATCCCATCAAACCGCCAATAATAGCAGTTACTATTTCAACTGCTTCCATTTTCCAGCCGATATACAGTCCTAATATTGAAAACGCAGTTGCACACACAATCGCTAAAGCAATTTGTGGCCTTATTTTGGTAAACATCATTTCATCCCTCCTAATGTCATTTTCGGTCTTATTATATCAAAATCCCTAAAATTAACAGAAATTGTCTATTTATGGATTACGAGGATCGACAGAGACCCCCATTACTAAGCGAGAGCGGTACATTGGTATTGATTAGGTTACTGCAACCCCCCTTTTAAAAGGCAGGAACCGTTGAAGTGCCCAACTTGCCAGTATTAAGAACCCAGAATTGGGAATACCCTCCCTCGGCAGGAGATAAGTCCCAAGTGAAAACATGATCTCCTGATGTTGTAATTAAATGTCTTTCTGCTTCAATAAAAAAGTCTGCGTTAATTCCAAGTTGAGCATCATTAGTTGCAACAACTGTTATTCGGTCATTAATATTTCTTTCGATTGCCTGTACTAAGTTCCCTGCACTTGCAGGAGCGGAAATGGTCATCGATAGAATTTGAACTGGACTAGAATAAATCTGTAGATGATAGTCGCACCAGAATTGAGCCTCATCTGTGTTTGGAATAAAATCAGTAAAGGCAACAACCTTTCTTTCTCCATATGATTCCTGTGAATCCGTATCAATTGCCCTAATAGTTGCAGGGTCGCTACTTGTGACAGGAGTTCCTCTGGCTTGCAGTTTTGTTAGATAGGCATTTGTGTCATTAAGGTTAGTAATAGAAATCACCATGTCTGTAGCAGTTCTACTTCCAACCGAAACACCCATCAACCCAGTTAAATTTGTACCTGTGCCATCAGATGCACTATTGGCGGTATAGTCAGTAGTTGAAGCAGGAATTGTCCATGTATCTACTTCTAACGCACTAGAATCAGAAATGGACGTGGGATATTTTGCTATAAAGGTTCTTGATTCATTTGGAGCAAATACAGGGCTATTCGCACCTGTTTCTGCTAGTGTCCATAATACCGCTAATGCTCCGGTGGTGTAAGTTCTAACTGATGCCTCTAAATGGTTTGCGATTGTTGATAATGGGTCTGCTTGCTCGATTCTCATATATGTATTAGTTGCACCGGACGCATCGGAGAACGTAGCCTGTGAAGTATTGAATGGGGATTTCAGTCTGGTTTGTCTGCTTTGAAATCCTATCTTTCCATCTTTGGTTTCATATAAAAATCCTGATTCGGTTTCTTCTGGAATCCTGAGTGCAGCTATAGTTTTTTTATCGCTGACCCAGAATTTAGTCATTGTTGTTTCGCCTTCAGCTAAATCCCTATCAGCGTCAGGCCAACCAACGGCATCGAGAATAGCATCAATGGCTTCATCTGTTCGTTTATCAGTCTGGGTTTCAATATTAGGAATAAAATCATTCAGATACCCTAAAACCCCAAATCCTTCTAAGGTTGCTGTTTTAAGGTCAGTTGAAGATGGCGATGGGAGAATTCTTTCTAATCTTCCAACCCATTGAGGAATTTCTGAAAATGTAAAACTGAAATCATAAGGGAATGAGGAGCCATCTCCTCCAGCAAGTTGAATTGGAAGTCCGGGATTAATTAATCCTGTAAGAGTGCTAGATGTGTTGTCTGGAGAATACTTTCCATCATTATTAACAAGTGTGGCAGTTAATTTGCCTGCAATCGAATTGCCTGTTAACTGAGACGCAAAATCCCTTCCTCTGGAATAACTTATCTCTAGAACATCAGATGAAATATCATCTTGAGCTCCTCCAAAACTTCCATCATTATTCCAATCAACAAGGAGTGAATATTTACCTATTGCCATGATTTACCCTGTATTAATTAGTTGGAGGTTCAGCTATAGTTACTTCTACGTTGTCCTCTATAGTTATGTTGGCTCCTGTAACGGTGGTAGCTATAACAAATTCCTTAGTGCTGAACCCATCTCCCATGCCAATCTCATTTAATAAAATTTCCATTGTGCCGATATTAAGCTTTGAGAGGACACAATTTCCCCCCTTTGTAAACAAATTACTGAGCCGAAGTGTACCTATTTTCCCATTAACCCCCGACAACGGAGCCTCAATCCAGATACGGTCGTACGTACCACCGGACGTGATTAGGGCATCAGCTTGTTGATGTCCACCGCCTATGGCTCTCATTCTGGAAGTGCCCGGAGAAGGGGCCAAACTTAAGCCGTCAGCCGCATTTCCTATGACGATTATCGTATGGGCCTGTATGTCTGTTAGTTCCAACTTTTTACAACGAGAATTTTCAAGAATAAGGCGTCCGATCTCAAGTCTGGTATTTGTGCCCCCAGTAACAACATTACCTGAAACCTGTACTACGTTGGCCTCTCCCGATGGTAGTGCTGACCCTGTAAAAACCGTTCCGACCGACACATTCTCTATCGTCACTTCCCGAACAGGAGTGCTGCCAAGTGAGATGCGTAGGGTGTTTGAACCTTCAACAATCTCAGTAGGTATGTCTAAAGGAGCATTTTGCCCAACAACAGATGCTGCATAAACTCCCGGGTCACGATTTGCAAAACTTTTCTCCGCTAGTAATGTTTCATTCACGATTGCCCCGGTTCCAGCCATGGACGTTGCTGTTAAAAGCCCGATTGCCATTTGCGGCGACAAGCCCATCATTCTTAGGAATGAATAAGGCATCTTGAGTATCTTGAAAGTTGTTCTCCACTTGGCAGATTCTTCCTGAAGATAATTAACGGTCTTGAGTAACTTGTCTCTCCAGTAGATTATCTTATGATAAGTTGCTACTGGACTACGATAAATAGCGATCCCAACCCTTTTCCAAAACCTACCGACAGATTTAATACCTCTCCATGTCATTCTGAATGGATAAGTAATTCCAGATATAATTTTTTTGAGTATTTTTCTAAATAAATTTTTCATTATTATATCCTCACAATCTCATTGGTAAGTGATGCTCCTAAAGAATAAATAGCTGCACCACTTCCGCTACTGTAAGCAGTTCGTTGGAACTTGAGATCAATCTGTTCAGCAGAGGTAGCAGACGCTTCAAGGAAAACAACAGATATAGTTTGTGCTTCACGATTGCTTGCTGAGGTGGCAGCAGGAATTACAACAGTTTCGGTAGCCTTCAATACTGAAGCGATATATAAGCGTACTGCAACCGTTTGGGTTGCTGAAGTATCATTATGGCCACCCACCCAAGTCCCTGATATGACTCTTGCTCTAGGCGTTCCAGAAAATGTAGGGGATTGGGTTATTAATGTAATTTCAGTACCTGAGGATGCCCCCCCAGAACCTAACCACGTTAAACCATCGGTGGTTCCTAAGGCAGTCTCATATTCATTCTCAGAAACGGAAACAAATGTATGGGTATGATCCCCTGCTGCTGCCGTGGTACTAGATGTTCCTAATGATCGTAAACTAGCGGTTGCTGCTGCTGCATCAGCTTGAGTTAAATTTTGGACTGCTGATCCATCGTAGAATTTTAGTTCGGTACTATTTCTTTGGAGTCTCCCTGCTACAGCAGGATCAGAACTCTGATCCGAAAATGTAACAGTACCAATTCCTGAGAACGATGTAGTCCCATCTAGTGTGGATGCTCCATCCCCTGCGGAGCCGTCATGTGTATGAGTAGATAATGCTAGAAGATTATCCCTTATTTGTTCATTAAGTGAGCCACTACCAGTTGCAACTATTACCTCTCCAGATGCCCAAGTTTTTGGTGCAGTCCAAGCCATTGTTTGCTCCTAAGAATGAGTATGATCCCCTGACGCTGCTGCCACAGCAGTTGAAGGGATCGATGACACCAGAGTTCTAAGTGATGCTGTTCCTGCTACTGCATTGGACGAAAGACTAACAACAGCAGTACCGTTGTAGTA